AGCCTGCGCCTACGGTGCCGTCGGTGTCTTCACGCACTTCGCACTCCGCACTTCGCACTTCTTCGGCACTTCGCACTGCTTTCTTCATTCTGGTAATCCAGCACTAACCCCGCCCCAGCCCACGTCGGTGATTTGCCCGAGGCCGCCGCCGACGGTGTTGCCGAGGCGGCCGAGCTCGCGTTGGCCGGCGCTGGCGACGCTGCCGATGGCGGGCGGGGCGATGCTGGCGGCGCGGTGGACGAGCATGCCGGCGAGGGCGCTGTCGCCGTGGCGCTGGCCCTTGGTGTCGGTCTTGCCGTCGGGGACGCGGGGGACGCCTCGCACCAGCTTGATGGCGCGGTGGTCGTCGAGGACGTCGTCGTGGCGGATTAGCGCGACGGTGCGGTCCTCGAGCGCGGCCTTGTAGGGCGGCATGGACTCGCGGTAGACGGCCTCGGAGAATTTGACTTGCTCGATGCGGGTGGCGCCGTAGCGGTCGGCGGTCTCTTCGGCGAGCTGGGCGCCGTTGCCGGTGGCGTCGAGGCAGCCGCGCGCGAAGCGCGGCAGGCGGTCGAGCAGGTACCAGAGCGCCTGGCGCTGCTGGGCGAACGGGGTGTTATGGAGCTCGACGACGGCGCGCCAGCGCAGATGGGTGTCGGCGCCGATCTCGGCGATGACGACGTCGGTCATGTCGCCGGAGCGCGCAAAGTCTGGGGCGGTAGCGGCGGATCAGCTGGGCGCGCCAGTCGTCCTGGGCGGCCTGGGACCAGTCGCGGCCGGTGACTTGGCAGATGCGCCGGAACAGGCCCTGGTCGATGGCGTCGTCGAGCGTGGTGCGGTGGATGCTGTAGTCGTAGCGCCCGGCCAGGCAGTCCTGGATCAGCGCATTGAACGGGTTGTCCTCGCCGTTGTGCGTGGACATGATCCGCACCTCGCCGCCCCACATGGTGACGGCCATGGCGGCCTTGAGCAGTTCCTCGAGGTCGTCGACGAAGGCGGCCTCGTCGATGACGACGCGATCGCCCGGGCGGCCCTTGGAGCGCAGGTTGCGCGGATTGTTACTGAAGGTCTGAATCTTGTGTCCGCTGGCGAAGCGGACGTCGAAGACATGGATATCGCGCCCGTCATCGTTGGTCAGCACCTGCTCGCCGATCTGCCCGACCGCCTGGTGGAAGCGCTGCGCCCAGGTGCCGCAGTCGGTCACGTAGCTGGCGGTCATGTCTTTGTTGTAGCTGATGTAGTAGACGTCGCCGCCGCCCTCGGCCGCGGCCGCGTGCAGCACGTCGTCGGCCGCCTCGCCGTAGCTGGCGCCGATGCGTCTGGACTTCTCCCACAGCTTGACCTGGGCCGGGTCTTTGCTCCAGGCCTGTTGGTAGGGGAGGAGGATGGCGTCCATGTTAGTGGTTGACTGCGTGCAGGCTTCGTAGGCGCGGGCTTGCCCGCACTGGGCACTGGTCGGAGAAGTGGCGCGGCAGCGCGCGGGCGAGCCTGGTCGCCTCGTCGCGGGCGGCATTGGCCTGCTCGGCGAGGTCGTCGTAGGCGCAGGCGTCGGCGAGGCGGCGGTAGCGCTCCAGGATCGCGGCCAGTAGGCGCGCCCGCTCGTAGAGCCTGATCGCCTGAATGCCTGTGGTCTGGGTGGCTAGCGCGGGCAAGCCCGCGCCCACAGGCAAGCCCGCGCCCACAGGCAAGCCCGCGCCCACGTCGCCCAGCGCGGGCAAGCCCGCGCCCACGGAGCTTGTGATGGTCGTCATCAGCCGAGCCCTCCCGGTGGCGGCAGAGCGACACCGTCGACAAGGGTCCGGCCCTCGGCGCAGTCGCGGCCGCGGTCTGTCAGGTGGGCGACGTAGGCGTCTCCGGCCTGGCCGAGGGTGAGCAGGCCGCGCTCACCGAGGCGTGCGAGCTCGCCGTGCAGCACGTCGCTGCCGACACGCAGCCCCAGCGCGTCGAGCTGTGCGCGCAGCTGATGCTCGTGGGCCTCGTAGGCGGCGCTGCGCCGCACCAGGTCGAGCACGCGCAGGCGCAGATAGGGGCGCAGTGTGGCGTCGAGATAGCTGTCACTCATGGCCATGGCGCAGCAAATGCTGGCTGATCATGTCGAGCGTGGTCTCGATGCGGCGCATGCTGCCGCCGAGCGCGGAGACCGCCGCGGCCAGGGCGTCGAGGCGCGCGGGCGCGCGCTGATCGCCGATATCGATGTCCTTGCCGCTCGGGACATGCGCGAGCTGCTCCTGTAGACGCCCGAGGAGGGCGTGGCGCTCGCGGCACTCATTGACCGGCGGGCGGGTGGCGGCGTCGGTCTCCAGTAGCCCGATGCGGCTCTCGTGGCGGTCGAAGCGCTCGCCGATCTCGACGCCCAGGCGGTCGAGCCCGTTGTGCAGCTCGCGGCGCATGTCGTCGAACTGGCCCCGCCCGAGGCGCTCGCGCCCGAGTATCCAGTAATGCCAGGACAAGGCCCCGGTGACCAGTGTCACCAGGACGGCCCAGGCCAAACGAAGCCAGTCGATCAGGTCGGCGGGGATCGCTGACAGGTTTTGCAGCTCCATCGTTTAGAGACCTTCGAGGATCGCCGCCTTGAGCGCGGCGATAGCGTCCGGGGACACGCCGCCGCGGCTGGCGGCCTGCTCGACACGGCCGGCGGCCTCCTCGGCGATCTCGCGACGGATGGACGCGGCGTGCTTGGCGTGGCTGATGGTGACCCGTCCGAGATCGGCCAGGGCGCGGGAGACTTGCGACATGTGCCGGGCCATGGCGGCGGGGTCTTGGTCGCCGGCGGCCTCGGCCTTGCGCAGGCTGAGCAGGATTCTGAGCAGCGACTCCTGGGCCATGCGGGCGATGCTGCCGGTGAGCGCGGCGCCGTCGTCGGGGTCGTCGGCGGCATAGGCGCGGGCCAGCTCGGTGGCGCGGCGCACGTCGCCCATGGCGGCCTCGTACTCGGCGGCCAGCTCCTGGCCGTAGCGGTGCACGGCGCTGCGGCTGATCTGGTAGCCCTGCCCGCCCAGCCAGTCGGCCAGGGCCTCGTAGTCGCGGAACCCGGTGGAGACCAGGCGCGCGTTGAGGTCCTCGCGCAGCTCGGCGGGGAGGTTGTAGACGCTGCTGCGGGGCGGCATAAGGCGGGTTTATCCGGCGTTTAGGCGGGCCTTGAGGCCGCCGGCGGCGCTGAAACGGACCTTGATGGCCGGCCCCATGATCCACCGCTCGCCGTTGGGGGCGGTGCCGCTGCGGCCGGGGGCCTGGTAGGGGCTGAGCGTGCCGATGCCGGTCAGGCGCACCGGCACGCCGGCGGCGAGGGACTCTTCGATGCAGGCGAGGACGTGCTCGACGGCCTCGGCGGCGGTGGCCTTGGGGATGCCTGTCGCGGCGGCGGCGTCGATCAGGTCCTGTTTGGTGGTCTTTTGCATGGGGTTGTCCGGGTGTTTGGTGGTCTTGGCGCGGGCGCGCCCGCGCCTACGGGCCGTGGGTTTTAGCGCGGGCGAGCCCGCGCCTACTTCAAACTTCTCACTTCGGCGCCGGGCGCGCGACGCCGGGCACGCGGGTGAGGCCGCGGGCGGCGTCTTCGCCGTGCAGGGTGAGGCTGGCGACCGGGATCTGGCCGTCGGCGAGCAGGATCAGCCCTTGCTCGTCGCACCAGGCGAGCTCGCCGCGCAGCTGGTCCATGGACATGGCCAGGCCCTGGGCGGCGAGGCGCTCGCGCAGCAGGTGCGCGGGCGCGGTGTAGTCGGGGCAGTCGCGCAGCAGCTGCAGCAGGCCCAGGCGGCGCGCGGCGCGCATCTCGGCGTCGGCGCTCATCGGACGGGGTCCGCGTGCAGGCGGGCGACGGCCTGCTCGATGGCGAGGTTGATCAGGTGGGCCGGGGTCTGCAGGACATAGCGGCCGATCTCGCCGCGGGCGGCGTCGATGCGCCGGGTCACCTCGGCGGCCTTGTCCGGGCCGGACAGGGGCATGGCATCGACCATGACCACCAGGGATTCAACGTGGTCGAGCAGCGGCGGCGGCACGCGGCGGGACATTTGGCCCCAGACTAGGTCCAGCAGCGCGGCCCAGTCGATGCGCGCAAGGATTTGCAGCGCGGCGGAGATCAGGATGGATCGCATCGGGTCGGGTCCTCAGAATCTACAGCGAAGTCCGGGCTGGAGCGCCCACCAGTCAATCGGCACCGTGCCAACGGTCTCCACCGTCTCGGAAATAGCCGCCTCCACGTTGCTGACGGTCGGCCGGCAGCCGGGGCGGTTGGGGTTGGTCTGGCAGCCGCTCAGCAGCAGCGCCAGGCAGCACGCGGCGGCGAATCGGGCGCTCGGCGCGCACCCGGCCCCAAAGGGCGAGCAGCGCACCGAGGACGGTGGCGCCGTCGGCCACCAGGTCGGTGACCGCGCCGGTGTCCACCTCCAGGCCGGCCAAGCGCAGCCCTTGGGCACAGAGCACCACCAGGGCGCCGATGATGGTGCGCGACTGCCACCAGGGCTTTGGCGTACCCATGCTCTCGCGGACGATGGCCGCGAGGTCGTGCATCGGGTCCTGCGGGGCGGGGTCATTGGGTGCGGTTGGCGTGGTCAAAACGGGCTTTTTTTTTGCCGCTCCTCGTCGGCCCAGGCGATGCCCTTGGCCTGCACGTCGCGCACGCGGCGCGACCAGCCGCGGCCGAACGTGGACCAGTGGCGCAGGCGCTGCAGCCAGGACAGCCGGCGTTGGCACAGCTGGCGGACCAGGTGGCGCGGGTCGTGGCGCTCGGCCGCCTCCAGCGTGACCGGGCCGATGATGCCGTCGGCGGCGACACCGAGTAGGCGCTGCAGGAATTTGGCCGCGCGGGCCGGGCCGGAATTGACGGCGAAGTCGAACACGGCCAGGTCCAGGCCGGCGGCGAGGTCGTCGCCGCGCACCAGGTCCCAGTATTTGCGCCGGTAGATGCGCGCGGCGGTGGCGCGGGTCAGCCCGCGCACGTCGGCGCAGGTGGCGCCCCGGCTGACGTGGGCGCGATAGGTGGCCAGCGTGATGCCCAGATTGGTGCAGCCGCCGGGGTCGCGGGGGTGGTCGACATAGCCCCCCTCGTGGCGCAGGATCTCCTCGAGGGCGGCGGGGAAACGGTCGCGCATGACAGCTC